CCGGCGCTTCAGGAGCAGCAGCGGCTACGTCAGCGACAGCGGCAGCGGGTTCAGCCACGACAGCTACTACGCAAGCTAGCAACGCCTCTACCTCGGCGACCAACGCATCCACTTCAGCGACTAATGCCTCCACCTCCGCTACGGCGGCGGCGGGTTCAGCCACGACGGCTACCACTCAAGCGGGAAACGCCGCCGCTTCGGCCACGACGGCTACCACTCAAGCGGGAAACGCCGCCGCTTCGGCCACGACGGCCACTACTCAAGCTGGCAACGCCGCCACCTCAGCCACAGCAGCGGCGGCTTCCGCGACGGCGGCGTCAGGCGCCGGGGCTTCAGCGACGGCAGCAGCCGCGTCAGCGACAGCAGCGGCGGGTTCGGCCACGACGGCGACGACGCAAGCTAGCAACGCCTCTACCTCTGCGAGTAACGCCTCTACTTCCGCAGCGGCAGCGGCGGCTTCCGCCGCCTCGATCTCAGGCGGCCCCGTTACCTCAGTTGTGGGCCTGACTGGCGTCATCACGCTCACGCAGCTCAACACCGCGCTCACCGCTCTCGCCAGCAAGACGATCACCGCCAGCACCATCGACTCGTCGGCGATCGGCGCGACGACGGCTAGCACCGGAGCGTTTACGACGCTGAGCGCGACCGGCACCGTTACCCTACCTGGCGGTTCAATCACCAATACGATGCTGGCGGGTTCGATCGCAGCGGCCAAGCTCGTAGGCACCGACATCACCGTAGTCGGTACGCTGACCGGCGGCGCGACCGGAGCGGGCTTCACGGTGAACTTAGGAACCTCGACGATCTCGGGTACGCTCCCAGCGAGCGCGCATCCAGCGCTGACTGGCGACATTACATCGACGGCGGGCGCTCTCGCGACGACGCTGGCGACCGTGAACAGCAACACCGGCTCCTTCGGCAGCGGCTCCTCGATCCCCACCTTCACTGTCAATGGCAAGGGACTCATCACCGCCGCCGGCTCGGCTTCGATTGCCGCGCCGCTGTCAGGTATCTCAGGGCTGGGCTCTGGCGTCGCGACCGCGCTGGCCGTCGCGGCGGGTGGCGTTGGCTCTGTTCTGACGACTGGCGCGAACGCGAACATTACCGCTGGCTGGACCGTCACCGCCGTCAGCCTGACAACTGGTAGCGTCACGCCAGCCCCGCTCAGCGGCAACTATCAATACATCACCAACAATGGCGCGTTCACAGTCACCGCCGCGACGGGCGCTGATCACGCCATCGATCTCCTAGTGACGAACGGGGCTTCGGCGGGAGCGATCACGTTCTCTGGCTTCACAGTAGGCGCCAGCCCAGGAACGGCGTTAACGACGACCAGCGGCAACAAGTTCATCGTGTCGATCCGGCGCATCAATGGCGTCTCGACCTACAGCATCTACGGCCTGCAATGATCCCCCATACTTCGACCTCTCATACCTCTTTTCTGATGCCGATCCCGCGCGCACAGTGGCGTACTCCATCTCGCGCGATGCCAAAGGATCAGTTTGGCAACGAGAACCAGACCCGCTTCCGTTTGACTGGGCGCCTTAATGATGGCTTCGTCATCTGGCGCGGATGGTTCGAAGACAGAGATGATGCGGATGCGTTCCTGTTCGCGCTCGCCGACGGCTCGCTCAAGCGCCAGCGTGCGCTCTGGGACTTGCCAACACCCGCTTGGGCTCCGGGGATGCACGAGGGGCTAACCTACGACTTTGCCACCGTCACCTTTCTTAACTCAACCGCCGGCTCGTTTTATACAGTCCCAGGCGACTGGAACTCGGCGAACAACACTGTCGAGGGTATCGGCGCCGGCGGTAATGGCGGCGTCGCCACGAGCGGCCCCAACGCCAAGGGCGGCGGCGGCGGCGCCTATGCGCGCGTCGCTAATCTTTCGATCTTCGGGTTAGTTAGTTATCGGACAGGTACGCCGGGCGGCACGACCGGGAGCGGCTCGAGTTTTACCGCCAACACATATTTAAGCAGCTCCGGCGTGCTTGTCGCGGCGGGCGGCGCAACTGCGTCAACGACCGTGCCCGGCGCCTCTGGCACTGTCACGAACAGCGTTGGCGCAGCGCAGCGCTATGCCGGTGGCGCTGGCGGTACTTCTGGGACTTTTTCCGGTGGCGGCGGCGGTGCGGCCGGCATCAACGGGGCTGGTTACGCGGGAGCATCAGTAACCGGAGTTGGCGGCAGCGCGGACGCCGGGACCGGCGCCATTGGCGCTTCACCCCCTGGTTCAGCGGGCAACGGAAACACGGGTGGAGCCGGTACGGAGTGGGATGTTTCTCACGGCTCCGGTGGTGGTGCGAGTTCCGGATTTAATTCGGGTAATACGAATGGCGGCGTAGGTGGAAACTATGGAGCAGGCGGCGGAGGCGCCACCGGCACTGGCACTGGCGGCTTAGGCGCCACTGGTCTCATCGTCGTGACCTATATACCCGCCGGTTTGGTTAACGGCGGCAACATGCCAATGATGGGAATGTAAAAATGACGGAACTCGTTGGCTATCAACTCGTCGATCAAGCGAGCAATGTCATTCAATCCTGGGGCGGCGTCATCGGTCAATGCCCCGGCGTGCCGGATATACTCTCGCTTCCGAACGGCGATCAGGTGCATTGCCCAGCCATCGGGGCGCCCTACGGCGAGTGGACGCTTCAGCCCTGGAACATGAGCCCTCCCGCTCCGACGCCCGATAGCCTCATCGCGTATGCTGAGATCGCGCAGACGAGCCATCTCGCGGCTGGCGCGACGTTCGACCTGGGTGGCGTAAGCATTCTTTGTGACGGCGCCAACTCGACGCGCGCTGATCTCGCGCTGCTCGCGCTGTTTGGTCAGAGCGTTCCGACGGGTCAGAAGTCGTGGATCGACAATAACGGCGTCGTCACGTCGCTCACTGGCGCACAGTGCGTTACGCTGGCGATGCTCGCGGGGACGTGGATCAGCGACAGCTATACCTTCATGGTCTCGATCATGAGTCAGATTGGCGCGGGCGCGATCACGACGACAGCGCAGATCGATGCGCTGAGCTGGCCCACCACCTAAATTCTACTGGAAGTAATATCACGGCGGGTGCTCTGATCTAATACGGGTCAGAGCCCGTCGTACCCCTAGAGTTACAAATATTTTTCGAAATCAAGGATAGATCATTACTGACTTACCGCCTAAGCTCATGTCGTTAAGGCTTAACAACTAGAGGTAAATCAGATGGGTTCTCCCAAGGCTCGCGCCGGCAATCGCCAGAGTCGTCGAGAAGCGAAGCGCGGTTCACATGAACCCCTTATTCGCACCGTTCAAGAGGAGAGTTCCCGACGCATCGTCAAAGCCGCCCGAACCATTCTGAGACCACTCACCGAGAACCAGGCTGAATACGAGAAGTCCATTCTAGCGAATGTCGTCACCTTCGGAACGGGAAGCGCTGGCACGGGCAAGACGTATTTCGCCGCTATGCTCGCCGCTGAGGCGCTCAAGGACGGCAAGATCGAGAAGCTGATCATCACCAGACCCATGATCGAGGCCGGCGAGTCGATGGGCTTTCTACCCGGCACGGCCGACGAGAAGTTCGAACCGTATCTGCGCCCTGTGCGTGACGCCTTGAAAGAGAGTCTAGGCTCGGGCCATCTCGAATATCTTCTGAAGGCCGGCGTAATCGAAGCGCGCCCGCTAGCCCTGCTTCGCGGCGCCTCCTTCAAGGACAGCTGGATCATATTCGACGAGGGTCAGAACTCGACGCCGGTTCAGATGCAGATGTTTCTCACGCGCATCGGTCAGCGTTGCAAGGTGATCGTCAATGGCGACATGAAGCAGAAGGATATTCAGGGCACGTCTGGCCTGGCTGACGCCGTGCGCCGCTTCGGCCATCTGCCTCAGTTCGGTCATGTGGCGTTCACGCCGGACGACATCGTTCGCTCGGGCATCTGCCGCACGATCGTCATGGGTTACGACGAAGATTAAATTCCCTGCTAAGAGCCACGTTCGTTTCGCTATAACATACGCATGACAAGCGAAACGAACGACACGCCCTTTGGTCTCGATCTGACCGACGCTCAATACGACGCCCTTATGTTCAAGCACGTTCGACAGGACATGCGGCAATACGAGGGCGCTCTCTATACGAGCAAATGGTTTGACTACCGCTTCATGAACCCGGTGGCGGCGGCGTACCTCTACGCCGATGAGTACGTGAAGCAGTTTCGAATCTTCTATCGCAAGACGATCGACTACAAGGCGGTCGAAGGGCCGCGGCCGATCACGCCGATGAAGAATAAGAATCTGTTCAAGTGCCCACAACCCTTCATCACGGCGATCTGGCGCGGCCGACAACACGCCGATGCAATGGGAATCCCCTATGATCTCTATCTTGAATTCGCCTTCGAAGGACGGCTTCGCTTCTGGAAGCGAGCTCACCTCCCCGGCCCCGCGCTTCTCTATTCGACGGACGTTTGCGAATATGTTCAGGAGCAATGGGAGAAGCGTCAGCTCGGCGTTCTATTCTATGGTCGTCACAGCGCTTATCGCGCGCATCGATACGCCGGAACCTCGGCGCAGAACGACCATCATGAGTGGCTACTCGATCAGGCTACCAAGCGAACCAACGCCTTCATGTCCCTGAACGATATGTTCGAGGGTGAATTGCTGCCGATCGAGAAGATTCGACTTCGTTTCGGCGAAGATGTTTCCCAGCGTATTCTCGAAGCAGCCTAGAGTATTCCGCTTCGCTTTACACTATACATTACGTCACGAATGCAGACAGAGAGTAATCACATGGCTGAAGTTTACAAGGCTCGAGAAGTGTTGACCGTCTCCCGTTTCAAGGGCAAGCCGAAAGCGAAGGTCTGGTCGCACATGGACGATCTGAAAGCCCTGAAGGGTAAGAATGTCATTCTTGATCTCGGGGGTTACGTCGTCGCTGGCTTGTTAGTGGAAGCGGACCAGTTCACGATTCAACTTATTAACGAGAGTAGTAAATCAATAACGACTTATTTCAAGGGGAGCATGATCTCCTTCCGCGCGGCTATCTAAGATGCCCGCGCTCGCGTTAGTCCCCGAGGAGCCGGTCGAGCCTGGCTATGACTTCGGTGAAAGTTTCCAATCGAAGATCGTGGCGTTCCTTATGCTCGACACGAAGTTCGCTCAACGCACCGAGGGCCTGATCGACCCTCTGTATTTCACCAGTGCGTCCGACGCCGCGATCGTCTCCGTGTGTCTCAAGCACTATGCGACCTACAAGGAAGCGCCGCGTTCGACGCTCGCCCACGTTTTCAAGAAGGCGTTCGACACAAAGCAGATCAGGGCCGACCTTAAAGCCGACGTTCGCGACACGCTTCGGAAATACATGAAGAATCCGCTCGAGGATCGCGAGGTCGTCATCGACGAGATTTCCGACTTCGCCAAGAATCGCGCGATGGAGCGCGCGATCATGGCCTCGGCCGAGCTCGTGGGTAAGAAAGACTACGCGAAAATTCGCAAGCTCATGGATGAAGCTCTTCGGGTCGGTAGCGCCAGCGACGCCGTGAGCTACGATTATTGGAAGGAAGCCTCGAACCGAACCACGCTTCGCAAGGAGCTGCTCTCGGGCGTCAAGGTTCGGGATGGCATTACGACCGGCGTCGATGATTTCGACAAGCTACTCTACCATCACGGATGGGGCCGTAAAGAACTCGCCGTTCTAATGGGGGCGCCTAAAGCCGGGAAAAGTCTCGCGCTAGCTGACTTCGCCAAGGTCGCGTCGATGGCTGGCAAGAACGTGATCCTTTTCAGCTGCGAAGTCTCGGCGCGCATCATCGCGGATCGCGTAGACGCTTCCGTAAGCGACATGATGATCAAGATCATCGGCGACAACCCGATCGCTGTGCAAGCCGCTGTAGACGCCGCGGCGAAGCAGTCAGGGGCCTTCGCGATCGAGGAGTATGCTTCCGGCTCGCTGAAAGCTTCCGAGATTAGGCGCGTGCTGGATCGCTTCCGTTCGACCGGCACCATCTTCGATCTGATCGTGGTCGACTACGGCGACCTCATGGCGCCGGAACGTCACTCAGACGAGCTGCGGGAGAACCTACGCACGATCTTCATCGATCTGCGCGCGATCGCCTTCGAGAACAACGCCGCCATGCTGACGGCCACGCAGACGAACCGTGAGGGCGCCAAGTCAGCGATCTCGAAAATGACCGACGTGGCCGAGGATTTTAATAAAATACGTACCGCCGATGTGGTTATATCGATCAACTCGACCGACGCCGAACGTCTCGCTGGTGAGACCAGACTGTTCTTCGCAGCCAGTCGAAACACGGAGAGCGGCTACGTTCTGCGTATCAAAGGCGATCGCGCGAAGATGCAATTTTTGAATAAAGTAATCGGCAAGGAGGCATTCTAATGTCCGACGACGCCACCGAAATCTCGGAGGCGCTCGATCTTGAAACTTGGCTAGAAAACGAGGGTATAGCGTTCAAGGCGGTTCAGGGTCGCAGCGGCCGTCAGCTTCAATTGCTCGAATGCCCCTCGTGCGGCAAGCGCGAAAACAAGGTCTACCTTAACGCCGAGACTGGGATCGGCAACTGCTTCTCTGGTTCATGCGAGACCGGGTTCAACAAGCTCAAGTTCATCCACATTCAAACGGGCCTGAGTTGGCGCGAGACGTTCGAGCATTGTCGCCAGTTTCTCAAGGAGCAAGGCTGGCGCCCGCGCAAGATGGTTACGGCCGCGGTCGAGCAGGAGAAGGCGACGCTGCCGGATTCGTTCGCGCTGCCGACCGAGGACGGATCAAACCTTCAGTATCTCGAGGACCGCGGTATCACGGGTGAGCTCGCCAAGCACTTTCACTTTCGCTTTTGTGAGCGGGGCTGGTGGAACTTCACGCGTCAGGACGGCAGCAAGGGCGGTCAGAAGTTCGACATGCGGGTGATCATCCCGGTGTACGACCTGGATGGAACCTTCGTGACCTTCCAGGGTCGGGACATCACTGGCGAATCAGAATCCAAGTATTTGTTTCCAGCGGGTCTCCCTGGCACGGGTCGATTTGTCTACAACGGGCAAAATTGCGTCAACGTTAAGAGGATGGTTCTTTGTGAAGGCGTTATGGATGTCGCCGCCGCCAAGATCGCCTTTGATGAGGACGTAGCCCTGCGAGGCGTGACGTGCTGCGGGAGCTTTGGAAAGCATTTGTCATATGGGGATCTGAATGGCGACGACCAGCTCGGTAGGATTCTCAAGCTGAAAGGCTTCGGATTACAGGAAATTACCTTGATGTGGGACGGCGAAGCGAGCGCGCTTGTCGCCGCGCTCGACGCCGCCAAGCGCATTAAGAGCCTCGGGCTCAGCGTCCGGATCGCCATGTTGCCGGCCGGAAAGGATCCTAACGAGGTGCAAGGCGCGGTTGTTCGGGAAGCCTTCTATAAGGCTCAGCCTTATACAACCTTACTCGATGTAAAATATAGGATTCGCAATCCGTACCCGGTACATCAACACTGATTGCAATTTCCCAGTCGAGACCCGCGTCGATCTCGTTATAACAGAGATAGAGAAACGCGAGCGAGAGGGCGACATGAGAACGAAACAGATTGAGGGAAGCGACCTGCTCCCATTTGCTATCCGAATTAAGAAATGGAACGCTGAGCATCGCGGCGGCACAAAGAGATATGAGCTTATCTCGCTCTCCGCACCGAGCAATACGGGACCATATCTGATCATCGACCGCTACGGTAAACTTCACGCCGAAGGTCAGGTGAATATTCACTGTCTCACCAGTACCGTGACGACGTCCGGGTCTTGCACCATCTTCAACGAGGCTCAGAGCGTGAAGCAGGGTCGCGGCTACACGATAAAGGAGACGGCCGAAGACTTTGCGGTGACGACTTTATCTGAGCTTAGACGGCATCTGCCAACCGTCGTCATGAGGAAACTCCATGAGTATAATGGTACAGATGGAACGTATCTATCCTTTCTATTCAGCGAGCTTCATCGGGAGACTTTCGCAGAGGGCGACAGCGACGTCATCACTGAGCCGCCGGTCCCACTCAAGCTGATCGAGAACGAAGTTAAGAATCCTAATTGGGGAGCCTTCTGATGGAGGAAATCACCGAGGACATGGCTGATCATCTGTTCGGCCGGAAATCTAACTTCTCGCCGGCAGAGGAGTGGTTCATCAACGAGATCACCGCAAGTTTTAGCTATAGCGTCACCCGTAAGACTGGCTCTATTCGTCGGTCGGCTACAATCGACAAAGCGGTTCTTGAGCGTAGTGTATTCGCACCGCACCGCAATAAAGAGGACATGTTAAAGCAGATCGCCATCAATATATGGGCCGAAGAGGATAAGTCATCTTTGATTTCTTCTTCGGCCCCCGACCTTAACGCGACTTACACAGGCGACAATATATTCGTCAACATAGCGTATGAAGAACGCATGATGAAGCAAAAGGAAGCGCGGGAACGTGCTGATGCGAAAAGAGCCCAAGTGAAAGCCGAGCAAGACGCTGCTATAGTCTTGAAAGAGCAAGAGAGACTAAAAGAGCAAGAGAGACTACTAAAAGAGCAAGAGAGACTAGCAGACGAAAAGCGCAAAGCTTTCTATTCTTCCAATACTCAATACGGAGCCTTCTGAATGTCGAACGGTAATTCGAAAACATTTTCTCCACAGAATATGTGGAGTTTCGCCTGCCCGATTTTCGGCGCGGAGGTGAAGATAAAGGACTGTCTGAACCTGCGCGATCAGTGGATGCGCGGTCAGGGTCCGGAAGTTCGCAAGGGCTGTCAGGGCTGCATGTCGAGCTCCAAGTGCCCGATCATTCACGTCATCAAGGAGGTCGACAACAAGAAAGACTCCGACCCCTACTTCTCCGCGGAGCCCAGGCTCGGCCGACTGTCGGACTATGTGATGAAGGCTATCGCGCCGATCATCACGGCGGAATCGACGCTGAACCATCCGGCCTACATCACGATGCTGCCGCGGCACCGCGAGCTGATCGTCGAGGTCAACGGCCTCGAGGGCTTTAAGCATATGAAGGGGCTCGCGAAGGGAACGACGCTCGAGGATATCGGCGTCAAGGAGCGCAAGGATGCGCCCCAGGCTTACAAGAAAGCCGCTCCGCCCAGCAAGACAATCGACACTACAGCTGCCGAGATCGGCGACTATGCAGCTGCCATCAACGCCGCAATGAAGGACGCTGCCTAAATGGATGCCTTTTCACTGATGAATACTCTGCGAGCCATCGATGCGAACGGCTCGCGCACGATCAAGGAGTCGATCCTCGAGAAGGTGATCGCCGATCGCTTTGTTCAGGAGGTGATGAAGTGGACGCTCGATCCGTTCATCACGTTTGGGATCACGCCGCCTCGCGTTGAAGCGATGGGCAAGTCTAGCTTCGACATTAACTCGAATCAAATCTGGGCGCTGCTGACGGGCCTCAAGACCCGCGTTATCAGCGGTTCGGAAGCGCAAGACATGGTCTTACAGACGATGGAGGCGCAGACTCAAGCAGGCGCCGATCTGCTCTGGCGAATTCTGTCGAAGGATCTCCGCTGCGGGATCACCGGCAAGACCGTGAACAAGCTGATGCCGGGATTGCTCCCGGCCTTCGACGTGCAGTTGAGCCACAAGTACGAGCAGAAGCGCATCAAGACCTTCCCGGTGGCGATGGAGCCCAAGCTCGACGGGCTGCGCGCGATCTGTCTGGTTAAGGATGGCACGGCGAAGTTCTTCTCGCGCGTCGGCAATCACTTCGCGGCGCTCGATACGATCGGTCAGAGCGTC